ATTGCTGAAAATGCAAATAATGATGTTGACATAGATGAACTGGCAGAAAATGCCATCGAGGAGGTTCTATAAATGATTACAGTTTACAGTAAACCAAGCTGTACTTATTGCGAAAAGGCCAAGTATTTACTAAAGACTCTTGGCCTAGAGTATGAGGAAAAGATTGTGACCAAAGATTTATCTATTGATGAATTATATAAAGTATTAGGAAAGCAAGTTAGAACTATACCACAAATTGTCATGAATGGCACACATATAGGTGGTTATAACGAGTTAAAAGAACACTTTATGAATGAAGGTAAGATAAATTTTAAAGGTGAAAAAATTTAACACAAATATATAAATAGTAGTATGATTGATTTTCAAAAGTACATTACCGAAGGTGTGTATGATCCAAATATATTCAAAGCATTCTTTCTAGCAGGTGGTCCTGGTTCAGGTAAATCATGGGTATCTGAAAGAACATTATCAGGCATGGGATTAAAAGTTATCAATAGTGATAATGCATTTTCTAGAGCTTTAGAAAAAGAAAAGATGTCATTAAATATGGCAACGCAGGATGCCAAAGAAATTGCAAGGCGTGATGAGATACGANCAAAAGCAAAAGCAAGAACTGGTGTACAGTTAAAACTTGCATTAGAAGGTCGTTTAGGTCTCATATTAGACAGCACAGCAAGGGATGTTTCAAGAATAGAACAAGAAGCAAACACAATGAAACATATCGGTTATGATGTACATATGGTGTTTGTAAATACAAGTTTAGAAGTCGCTCTCAAAAGAAATCAGATGAGAGCAAGAAAAGTACCAGACGCTATTGTTATATCAAATCATAAACAAGTACAGCAAAACATAGGTAAATTACAAAGAATATTCGGCACAAGTAATTTTATTATAGTAGATAATAATAAAGTCGCTGATGATGTAAACCCTACTGTATATAAAGCAATACGAAGAATGGTCACTAGAAAACCTACATCATATCAAGCAGTCTCATGGATAAAAAGAGAACTACAAAAGAAAAAAAGATAAAGTACTTTCACGAGGAACAAGCCAAAGAGGAAGAACTACTTAACATCGGTCTCAAAGAATCAAGAAGAGCAAAACAAGAACGACTAGAAAAAACTGAATCAGAAAAACTACAAGAGGAGTTAGAACCAATAAATGGGTAAATTAATTAAATTTCCAGCACACAGAGTTGTTTATAACAATGATCCTATAAGACCTGAACTATCAGAGGAAGAAGCAAGACAAATAAAAGAAGATAAGTTTGTTGAGCAAATAACTGAGAGTTTGATTTTAGATATTATTCATGTGCTTCAAGAAAATGTAGTTGATACAAAAACTGACCTCTTTTTAAGAGATTTAGCTATAGTGATTGAGTCTATCAAATCGTTACTTAAAAGAGACTTTGGTAGAAAACATCCAATGCAGACTATTGCTGATTCTATTGCCAAAATTCATACACTTAAAGACGGTAGAAAAGTTACCGATTTAAATTATAGTAAACTTATGACTAAAAAACAAAGAGAAAATAAAGAAGAAGAAGATAAAAGACAACAAGAACTAGATATACAATTTGATCCAGATATTAAATTGGATTAATGCTTGACATTAGGCTAATAACCTGATATAATATTATTATGACATACAAAGAGAAGTTAGACGACAAAATCAAAGCACTAAACTCTACCAGAGTATTTAAAAAGATTACCCCTAAATTTGACTTATCATGGTATGTTAAATGGGTTGCAAGTGTATTCATACTCCTTGCAGTTTGTTTTAGGGCAGCTGGTGGTTTTCATACATTTGATTTATATTTTAGTTTTATAGGAACATTAGGTTGGTTTTGGGTTGGATATCTATGGCATGATAGGGCATTGATATTATTAAATGGTGCCTTAGCAACTTTATTGTTTACAGGAATATTAAAGGCATTTATACAATGATTATAGTTGACATCAATCAAATAATGATATCGAATCTAATGGTTCAAATTAGTGGTAGAAATAGAGTTGATTTAAATGAAGAACTTGTTAGACACATGGTTCTAAATTCGCTTCGTGCCCACAATAAAAAATTTAGAAAAGAATACGGCGAAATGGTTATCGCTTGTGATAGTAAGAATGTATGGAGACGAGAGATATTTCCTAATTACAAAGCAGGCAGAAAAGCAAATAGAGCAAAATCTGAACACGATTGGGATGCTATCTTTTCTATGTTACATAATATTAAAGACGAGATTAAAACATTTTTACCATACAAAGTAATTGAAATTGAAACGGCAGAAGCTGATGATATAATTGCTACACTAATAAAAAAAACAAAAAGAATTGTTGCACCTGAACATAAAAAAAATGTATTAATATTATCAGGCGATAAAGATTTTATACAGTTACACGATAGATATGTCAAACAATACAATCCTGTACTAAATAAATTTGTAGGTAAGGGTGAAGAACCGAGTCTATATATTAAAGAGCATATATTAAAAGGTGACCGAAGTGATGGTATACCTAATATATTATCAGATGATAATGTGTTTGTTGAAGGTAGAAGGCAAAGACCTCTAAGCAAAAAGAAGATAAATAGTTGGGTAGAGGAAGTTTTTATGACCTTTACCGAAGAAGAACAAAAGAATTACAATCGAAATCGAAAACTAATTGATTTAAGTTGTATACCTCAAGAACTTGAGGAGAAAATTAATAATGAGTTTTTGAATGTCAAAGTAGCAAGTAGAGATAAAATACTCGGTTACTTTATAAACAAAAAACTTAAAACTTTAATCGAAGTCATTGATGAATTTTAGACTTCGAAAGAACTGTTAAGGAGAAGAAAATGGTTATAATAAGAAGAAACCCAGATGGCTCAATTGCAAGTCAAGAAGGCTTGCCACAAGAACCAACACAATCACACCCAGCATTATCAAACAGAAGAGGAATGCAAGCAATGGCAGAAGCTGGCAGAGCTGTACCACCTCTAATGAGTGAGATTGCTACTAAAGTAAATAACGCAAAAGATAAACCTAGAAAATTAAAAGTATTGAAAGACCACGATTCAGTAGCTTTAAGACAAGTTTTAAAAGGTGCTTTCGACCCTAATATAGAATGGTTATTACCAAAAGGTGATGACATTCCATATGAAGCAAATGACGCTCCTGTAGGAACAGAGCATACTATTTTACAACAAGAAGCAAAAAGACTATATCTTTTCACAAAAGGTGGTGACAATACATTATCACAAAACAAAAGAGAAGTCATTTTTGTTCAAATGTTAGAAGGTCTATCTGCTGAAGAGGCAGAGTTTTTAGTAGCAGTTGTAAACAAAAAAGTCAATAATAAGTACAAAGGATTTACTGGCAATTTAGTAAAAGAAGCATTCAATTGGGATGATAATTTCATGAAAAAAGAGTAATTTTACTACATTTAATCTTTTAAAACCCTTATTTTTCAATACTTTAGACACATTCTAAATCGTTGATTTATAAGGGTTTTTTTATGTGGAATAATCCACAAAAGCGCAGAAAACAAGGGTTTTTTAGTCCATTTTTATTGGAATAATGCTTGCAATCTATGTCTTTTTAGTGTATTATATAAGTATAATAACAAAAAAGAAAGACTATATTATGAATAAACAACTACAAAAAATACTAAACAAATATCAAGAGTGGGATTCTGTTGCAACTCTTTACGAAAATATGTTTGATAAACAGATTGCTTTTTATTATACAAAAGATAACGAAGTTGCAATTATGAAAAAAATTGATATCAAACATTTACAGTTTGTTAAAAATCTTATCAAAAAATATAAATTAAAATTAAGAATTAGATATCGTGGCCCATCCACCGATACTTATAAAAGAAATCCGTCTTTTATGCACATGAACAATGCAACAAGTTTTGCTGTATATGAAAGATAGTAATATGTATTGTATGGTTTCTTTTGCTGACAAAAATGGCAAATCACATGGTGACTTGGGTCACCCACAAATTTTAGAAATACAAGGTGTTGTTTGGTTTGCAACCGAAGACCTTGCTCGTCAATATTATATGATGTTAAAACCTGAATTAAGAGATAATGACAATGTGTTTCCTATGTTAGAGGAAAACTTACCTTGGCATTTTGATGTTAATTCTAGTTATATCAAACATATGAAAACGAGAACTAGACTAACAAAAGAAAAAGGTAAACCTGGTGTTAAGGTTTACACTCATAACGGTGCACCAGTACCGATGAATTATGGACAATAAATATAACGAAAGGCTACATTTTGAAATTAAATAGATACGAAAAAAAGATACTAAAAGGAATCATAGACAACCGTAGAGGCATCTATGAAACACCTAAACGAATTAGGTCTCAATATAAACCTTGCAAAGAGTATGACGCTGCTCTTTCTTTGTTTATGAAAAAACTAATTTATGCAGAGGCGACCAATGAACATGGAACAAATGGTATGTTTCAAGGTCCTGCTACAGACGAACCAAATTTTAGATGGTTCACTTGTAGATTACATAAACCCTATGCAACTAAAAAAGATTTAAAGAAACTAATATGAAATACTTTACAACAATATTAACAATTCTAGGTATATACCTTTTTGTATATGCCTGTTCAGATAAACCATGTACAGACGATGGCTGTCCTAACTTCGATACACCTGAACCTTTAGAAGATATTAGAGGTAAACTTGACATTGAAGAATGGATTGAAAATCCTGCTGTTACATCTTTAGCTCAAAAAATTAATTTAGAGTATGGTGTTCACAAAGTTATTGAAAGAACACATAGATTACCAGATATTGATACATCATCAAAAGATATGTTTGTTCAATCATTAAATGGTTGTATCAACTACCTATATCAAAGTATAGAAGTAGAATATCAAATACCTAATGAACTAATTATTGCTCAGGCAGTTATCGAAACTGGTTGGGGTAAATCTAGATTTGCTAATGAAGGTAATAATCTATTTGGTATTAGAACATGGGATAAAGATGAACAATATTTACTACCTATACCATGGACTAAATGGCCAGGGTGGGGTGTAAAGATGTACAATAGTAAATGTGAAAGTGTTGTTGACTATTTACATATACTAAACAATGTTCATGCCTTTGAAGAACTAAGAACGGCAAGAGCAAACGGTGTCAATGACGCATTAGAATTGGCAAACTATCTAGACAAATATGCTAGTAAACCTACATATGTTGAACTAGTGAAAGAAATAATACAATATAATATAAGAGGTGTTTATGAACTATAATATGGAACTATTTTGGCGAAGAGCCGCAAACTTATGGAAGGCACATCAAACTGCTCAAGATCCAGACTTCAAAAGAATATGGATGGATAAACTACAATCCCTTATGCAGGGAATCAAAGGGGTTGACAAAAAAGAATTAAACTGATATAATACTAACATGAATATATTTTATTTACATAATGATACAACGGTGTGTGCTGAACTTCATGTTGATAAGCATGTGGTCAAAATGATTGTCGAATACGCTCAATTATTATCTACAGCAAAACGAATGATTGACGGCATTAAATATGAAGCAAAATCAAAAACAGGCAGACGAGTACAAAGATACCGACTAGAAAATACAAATGAAGAAGCAACAATTTACAAAGCAGTACATTATCACCACCCTAGTGCTGTGTGGGCTCGTTCTTCTTCTCAGCACTACAACTGGCTGTACTCGCTGTTCACCGAGCTTGGCAGGGAATATACACACCGATATAAAAAAGAACACAGTACGATTAAATTGCTCAAAGACATTTTAAAACATCCACCAGTTAATTTAAAAGACAATGGTTGGGTAGAACCACCGCCTGCTATGTCTCATTATCCACAATGCATAGTACCTGGTGATAGTATTCAATCATATAAAAACTACTATATAGAAGCAAAGGCTTATTTTGCAAAGTGGACATCTAGACCAACACCAGTATGGTTTAGTGAAGGAGTACAATGACCCAGGAGATAAAAATGAATGATGAACAATTTGAACTTTTAAGAAAACAGTTATTACTTATAGAAAAGACTTGTTATCGTATTGAAAAAGATACAATAGAATTAAGTAAAAAAATAAAAGAAATAGAAAAAGAGCTAAACAATGCCAACATATAGATTTCAGAATTTAAAAACAGGTATAGTTTATGAGGACTTCATGTCTATTGCAGAGATGGAAAAACTCAAAAGAAATAAGAATGTAAAACTATTACCACCAACACAGATGAATATTGTATCGAGTGTTGGCAGTATTGATGGTAAAACTGATGGCGGTTGGAAAGAAGTTATGTCTAAAATTTCAGAAGCACATCCTGCTAGTAATCTTGCTGAACGATATGGTAAAAAGACAGTTAAACAATCTCAAATAGAAAAGACGATAAAAAAACATAAAGACCGTAAGTCTAAAGGCGGAGGAAGATAAATATAATTGATACTATCGAGAAACTACAGCACGCCAGGCGATGGTCAAGAAGCTGAGTAGTCAATCCGATAATGTATCTAAGAAGTGTGTAGCTACACCAACTAAAGGAAATATATATGGCAGACTTTGATTTTTTAGATGGCTTTGAGGGTGATGGTGATTGGGGTTTTACCTCGGTCAAAGAGAAACCGTCAGATGAACAATCTAAACAAACAGAAACAGTAGTAAAACAAACAGCAGACAGTACTGCTAAGGCGGTCTCAAGCGATATCGTAAGTAAATTAGACAATAAACTAGATAAACTACTATCTCTAGTTGGTTCTACTAAAACAGCAGTAAACGAAAAAAATCAAACTGAATTAGATATTGCTAAAAAGCAAATGGATGATGAGTATGATTTAAGAAAAGATAATTTGGGTAAAGAACAAAAAGAAAAATATACTCAATTAGAAAAACTTATCATACCGTTATTGATTAAATTAGCAAAATCACCAGAGGCATACATACATTGGCCTAACAGAGCTCAAGTTATTGAAGCACAAGTTAAAAAAATAATAGCAATTACAAGGGGAAAATAATGAAAAGTAATTATGACAAATGTTTGAAAACAATCTTACATCACGAAGGTGGTTATGTAAATCACCCTAAAGACCCAGGTGGCGAAACAAATCTAGGTGTTACAAAAAGAGTTTATCAAGAACATGGTGGCACTAAAGATATGAAAGACTTATTAGTCGAAGATGTAGCACCAATATACAAAAAAGGTTATTGGGATAAAATGAAAGGTGACGATTTACCTGGTGGTCTAGACCTATGTGTATTTGACTTTGGTGTAAATGCAGGACCTGGTCGTGCAGCTAAATTCTTACAATCAATGATTGGCACCACAGTTGATGGTGGCATTGGTCCTAATACTTTGGCAAAAGTTGAAGAATATGTTAGAGAAAATGGCGAACACGAAACTGTGAAAAAGTACCAAGAAATGAGACAAAAGTATTATGAACAATTATCTACTTTTGCTACTTTCGGTAAAGGTTGGACTAGACGAGTTGAGGAAACTACCAAATTAGCGCTTGACATTATCTAGAAAACCTGTTATAATATAAGTAAGTTAATTAACAGGAATTATTATGAATAAAATGAACACCTTTCTAAAGGACAATTACGACATGAAATCTTTTAGTCATGTCCCATTAACAACCCAACTACCAGACATACATACTGAAACTATAAAAGGTAAACGCTTTTATGTTACACCAGAAGGTAAAAAGTATCCTTCTATTACAACAGTTTTATCAGGTAGAAATAGTGAAGGTCTAGTTAGATGGCGTCAATCAGTTGGTAATGATGTTGCAAATCAAATAATGAGAAGTGCAGCTAAAAGAGGAACTGCTGTACACCAATTAGTTGAAGATTATTTAAATAATATAGAACTATCTAATCAAGATGTTTTACCTACAGCATTATTTACTTTACTTAAACCTGAACTAGATAATATAAATAATATTAGAATACAAGAAGGCGGCTTATACAGCGACTATTATGGTGTTGCAGGTCGTGTTGATTGTATAGCTGATTACAAAGGTGTATTATCTGTAATAGATTTTAAAACCTCTACTAAAGAGAAAAAAGAAGAATGGATAGAAAACTATTTCATTCAAGGTTCTGCCTACTGTGAAATGTACGAAGAACGATTTGACCAACCAATAGATAGAGTTGTAATTCTTGTAGTTACCGAAGATGGTGGTATACAGACATTTACAAAATCAAAAGACGATTATTTACCTTTATTAAAGACAGCAATAAAGGAGTTTAAAGAAAACAATGAAACAAACACTTAAAAATATTATTGGCATTGGTGCGATTACATTATTCTTTTATATATTATTTTCTGTTTTGAATTTTGCACAAGCAGGTGGTTTACTTGCAAACACACCACCAGTTGAGCCTCTTGAAGAACCAACACCACAATACGATTCAAGAAGAATGGTACAACAAACGATACCTGTTTTTTGTGGCGATACAAGCTTTATGTTTGAAACTTCATCAACACTAATGGAAGAATCACAAATATTAGTAGGTGAAGTAAGACAAGGGGGAACACCTTACGGTGATGTTATAGGTATATTATCTTTTGGTCATAGTATTGAAAGAGATAGTGGTACTTTTTTTATGACAATACCAAGTTTAGGACCAAATGGTGAAAGTTTAACTTGCATATTAGGTTATGGTATGAACTGGACATTTTTTGATGATGAAGGCAATAAAATTATACAACCAGATTCTCTGTGAAGGTAATGAGAGTAAATAGTATGGACCTGGGGGCAGTACCCAGCGCCTCCACCAATTCTAGATAGACCGATAAGGGGGCGAAATAGGATTGACAGCTATTAGAAATCGTACTGGAGAGGGTAGTCGGAAGACTTTAAATTTATATAAACGCAAACTTTAATGAGTATGCATTAGCGGCCTAGGTCGTTAGGGGTTTGCCAGTACCTCGCAACAGAAACTGGCACCAAACAAAAGGAGATTATTATGTTAGAAGTATTTGAAATATTATTACCAGTAGGAATACTAATGGCTTGTGCTTATGGTATTGGTTATATGTCAGGAAGTCAAGCAACAAAAGAGATTTACGACCCAAAAATAAGGCAGTCAGACCTTGACAAACTTAGAAAATTGTAGTATAATATAGATAATGAATAATTATATACAAATATACAAAGATGTTTTAGACCCTAGTTATTGTAACGACTTAATTCATAGGTTCGAAAAGAACAAAGAACACCATGAAGAACACGACCAAGGACCTATGTCATTTACACAAATTAATTTTAATCAACATTTAGAATATCAAGAAGATGTAGCACAACTATCTAATCTTTATAATAAGTATGTAAATAAGTATAAAAAAGATTGTGCTATACATCAAACACAATGGCCTCAACAGTATGCCTTTGAACAAATAAGATTAAAAAGATATTTAGCAAACGATAAGGATGAATTTGCACCTCATGTAGATTCTATGAATATAGAGTCTGCTAAAAGATTTCTAGTATTTTTTATATATCTAGATGATAATGAAAGAGGAGAAACTAATTTTCCTCAATTGGGCCTAGCGTCACCATGTAAGCAAGGTTCTCTGCTAATGTTTCCACCTTTATGGCCTTGGGTTCATGCAGGTATGAAACCAGTTGATAAACCAAAATACATGGTAGGAAGTTATTTACATTACACATGAGCATAATTACACCAAATAAATTCGCTATGTTGGTAGAAGATATAGTAAGAAAAAAAAGAGTCAGTTATATAGACGCTGTGGTTTTATATTGTACAGAAAATCAAATAGATCCATCAACAACCAAGTCTATGATTAATAAAGGTCTCAAAGAAAAAATAGCATATGAAGCACAAGGTTTGAATATGTTAAAAGAGAAAACAGCAAAGTTACCAATATAAGGAGATAATATGACGGGAGCAGAAATAACATTAGTAATATTCGCAACACTATGGATAGTAGGAGTGCTTGAAGGATAAAAGTGAATGGTTTTGAAGTATATAAAATCTATCTGGCAATCAAACTCCACTTCACAAGTAAAGGCCAATCTTACGACTTTCATAAACACAACGGTAGAACAACTGCAAGATTGGCAACCTTTACTAAAAGAAGGGATCGCTATTTCTTTCATAAGCTTAGTAAATCTTATAACGATAAGTCTATTATTGATTACTTCCTTAGTAATTTTGTGTCTAATACTAATATATGGGTTGGCGACATCATTGGCAAAACTGGTGACGATACTTATAAACAATGGTCAAAAAAATTAGAAGCATTACATTATTATTATGAACAAGACATTGATTATATTATAGAGAGAATGACAACAAAAGATATAAAATTTAATGATTTATTTTTATCAACAGGTGGTCAACATCCACCTATTGTTAAAATGTTTTTGTCAAAGAAGATAAACTTTGAGACATTAATAATACTAGACGACATACTAAAGTTTACAAAAAAACTAAACAAAGATATAACAGAGAAGGTATTGTGGCCTAAACTGTTTGATAGAATGAAAAGATATAAACCTTTTTTGTCATATAATATTACAAAATATAAAATATCTTTAAGAGACAAATTGAAGGAGATATAATGAGTGAAGATGATAAACAAGTAAAAGTACAAGTACACACATTAGGAGAAATAATCGTCAAGTTAGAAATGCCTAAAACATTTATTGATGAGATTAATAATGTCTTTGATGAAAAAGAAATAACAACAGTAGATTGGAGTACTCAACTTGCAGGTAAAATTAAGAAAGAAAAATTAGTCAATCATTTATTAGATGATAGTATAAAGGGCACTTTTCAAATGTGTTTTCAAGAATATATGAAAAGGTCAGGTTTAGTATTAGGACAAACACATCAAACAGTTTTAGATAACGCTTGGATAAATGATATGTTTGCAGGCGAATATAATCCTGCTCACTTTCATTCGAGTAAAAATAGCTTAGTAGGTCTTTCATCTGTATTATTTTTAAAAACACCTGATACATATGGTGAAGAAGTAATCAATCCTAAAACTCCATCAAACGGACATTTAGAATTTATAGGTGGTCAACAGCATTCACTAGCAATATCACAGATTAGGCTAAGTCCTAAAGTTGGCGATTTCTTTATATTTCCATATACATTGGTACATACTGTTTATCCGTTTAGTGGTACAGACCAAGTAAGAAGAACATTATCATACAATTGTGATATAGTACCTAAAGTAATGGTAAAAGCAAAATAAAGGATATAATATGGATAACGCAGGAAGATATACAGCAGAACACACACTAATGGATGCTAATTTAGAAGTCAGTAAGTTAAAACATTTATTAGAAGTTGCCGAAGATAAGATAGAACAATTAGAAAAAGAGAATGCCAAATTGAAGAAATCGGTAGAATTAGATCCAGACTTATTGGCATTAGATATTGGCAAAAAAAATATTAAATAATTTTGTAATAGTGCTTGACAATGGTCGAGTTTTCTGTTATAATAAGATATATGCAAAAGAAAACTAATTACTTTCTTTTTATAGTGCAAGGAAGAAACCTTTACCAGAGGGTTGAACTTGACAGTTTAGGGGTTGTCCCCAGGTTTGTAACTTTACCAGTTATGAATCACACTCTCGACAGAGAGAAACTGGTTGATGGCGTTTAGGACATGGTATCCGGTCGCTATCTTGTGGGTAAATCCATAGTCCCACCTATTTCGCATATAAATAATAATGTCGAATAATACAGACATATACGAATACAATAAAACATACAAGGAGATACAAATATGAATACAAGTATTGCGGCCCTAAAAAGGTCAAAGTCTAATCTAGACACACTAATAGGCGAACTATCTAAAGTTGCCGAACCTCAAAAACAAAAAAACTCATATCAAGATGATAGATTCTGGAAACCAGAACTAGATAAATCTGGTAATGGTTATGCTGTATTGAGATTTTTACCAGCAGTTAAAGACGAAGATTTACCATGGGCAAGATTATGGTCTCATGCATTTCAAGGTCCTGGTGGTTGGTTTATTGAGAACAGTTTAACAACACTTAACAAAAAAGATCCAGTTAGTGAATCAAATAGTTTACTATGGAACTCTGGCGTTGAGGCAGACAAAGAGATTGCAAGAAAGAGAAAGCGTAAGTTATCTTATATTGCAAATGTTCTAGTTGTTAGTGATTCAAAACATCCTGAGAATGAAGGTCAAATCAAACTATTTAAATTTGGTAAGAAAATCTTTGATAAGATTACTGAAGCGATGAAACCTGAATTTGAAGATGAGAAACCTATCAACCCATTTGATTTCTGGGAAGGTGCAAACTTT